CCGCCGCGCGCCAGCCGGTTCAACAGCGACGCGCTCGGGCTCCTCGGCGCGTTCTTCACGCTCTCGCTCTTCCACCGATCCGCCACGCGGTAAAGCCCGCGCTTGACCGCCTCTCCGAACCGCGCCTGCGCCGCCGCGTCGGGCAGGGCCTCGCCCAGCGTCTTTCCGACAGGCTTGAGCGTCACCTTCATCCGCGGGCTTGCTCCCGGATGTCCTCGGCGTCCCACTCCTCGTCCACGCGCTCCAGCCGGCAACGGCAGTTCGGGTGGAACATCCCGGCGTTCACGGCGTCTTGGTACGACGGGAACCGACGGTCCGCACCGCTGATGCTCAAGATTTTTCCGTCCCACGCCGCGCACACGTCGCACGTCTCGCCGTCCACGATGGACACCTTCACCAAGTCGTCCCCGTTCTTCGACAGCCCCTCCATGTCCCCCCCCCGCCGCGTCCGCTCCGCCGTCGTGTTCACCAGCATCTTCACGTAGGCGTCCGTGTCCCACGTCCTCCCCGACGAGTCCGTGAACTTCGCCTCCTCCATCCCGCCGGCCAACTCTCCCCAGCGCATCTTCAGCTCCCGCGCCTTCCGCCCGCTGTCCCAGCCCTCCAGAATCGCCTGCCGCTCCACGTCCCTCTGCGCTTGCCGCAACGACGTCAGGTCCGTCTCCGTCATCTTCTTCGTCAACACGCCCGCCAGCTGGCTTTCGTTCCCCGGCGAGATGATTTCGAACACCTCCTCCGCCAGTTTCTTCGAAAACCGCGTCAGCTCCGCATCGTCAACGCCGGCCAGCGACGACCGCGCCTCCGCCAGCCCTTCCTTCACACCCTCCGACACCAGCTCCTTGCTCCACTCCCGGAGCCCCACTTCCAGTTTCGCGTACTCGCCGTCGATCAGCGCGTACAACTTGTCCCGGTTCCGCCCCGAAATCGCAAAGCCCTTCTCCTTCGCCGCCGCCATCACCATCCGGGCGATCCGTGCGCGCGCCTCCCGGATCCGCTTCAACGCCTCCGCGCGGTATTCCCCCTCGATGCGCTCCAGCCTCGTCTTCCCCGCCATCGCAGCCTCACTCGAAACTCACGCGGATTTCGATCGGCCACCACCGCTGCTCCGCTTCGCTCCGCTCCCACGGGCGCCGAGGCGTCCCTCCCTTCGTCGCCGTCGCCGAATCCACCGGCACCCCGAACCACTTCGGCCCGCTCTGGTTCCCGTCCGCCGTCGCCCCGCTGTTCAGCATCAGGAACAGCGCCCGTTCGAACACCGCCCAGTCCAGCCGCGGCGGCACCATCTCCGTCCGCGCTTCCAGCGCCGTGATGTCGCACCCGGTGAACACGCAGTAGTCACGCACAGCCTGGGCCAAGTAGCCCTTCCGCGCTTTCGGGTCTTTGCACGCCTTCCACGCCGCCGCCATCGGGTGGTTCCCCTCCGCAAAGTATTCGTTCGCCTTGTCTGTTCCGAAGTCGTATGTCGCCATGTCTCAGCCTCCGCATTCGGCCTCGCGCCCAAAAAAAGGCCCCCCCGTCGCCGGGGAGGCCTGTCGCGATTCGCTCGCGGTCGCTTAGTTGCTCGCCGAGGCGGAAGCGGAGGCGGAGGCGGACGCGGAGGCGGAAGCGCTCGTCGAGGAGTCTTCCACGGCCTGCGTCTTCACCACGCCGTCGACCGTCACGCTGATGGACGGCTCGAACTGCATGCCCTTCAGCTTGCAGACCAGCTTGACCATCCGCACGGTCTTGGTCTGGTAGACCTGCCGCCAGTTCGTCGCCGCCGCCAGTTCGGAGTTGCTGGGCGTCTCGTTCGACGCCGTGCCGATCCAGCTGTAGCCCCGGGGATGCAACACCTGCCGCCAGCGGCGGATGAGGTAGTACATCGACTTGTTGGGCTCGCGCCACTTCTCGATCGGAAGCTCCACCGAGAGACGCTGACGGGCCACCGCGCCGCGGCCGAACAGATACGCGCTCGCAACGCCGGTCTCGACGTCGTAGGGCATGCTGTCGTCCTCGATCACGCTCAGACCCGCGTACTTCGCCAGCGACACCAGGTTCCCGGCCTCGTCGTACGTGGCGGGGACGTAGTTGTCGCGGTCCAGCGTCTGGAGTTCCGTCGCGAAGATGGACGGGCAAATCACGCCGACCAGGGAGCCGCGGCTCGCGCCGAGCTTCTGCTTCGCCCACAACAGCGTCGAGCGGTTCAGGTAAGCCGCGTTCCCGCTCTGCGCGCTGATGTTGTAGATGAGGTCGCCGGCCGACCCGATGTCCGTCGCCGTCTTCGCCGCGTTCGCCGCGAACACGCCTTCCAGGATGTTCAAGAGCATCGCCTGCTCCCGCTTCACCTGGTAGTCCGCGACCTGCCGCGCGAGGTACGCCTCGGGGTCGCCCCCGATGCCCTGCCCGTACATGGACACGAACTGGCTCCACGCCCATTCCTTCGAACGGAGAAGGGTCGTGGCTTGGTCGCTGGAGGCGCTGACCTTCGTCGGGGTCAGGGAGTTGCCTCCGCTGTGGGGAATTTCGTCGTCGTCGGCGTCCAGCTCCGGCCAGAACGGAATCTGGACCGTGCGGGCGTTCGCCGGGACGTCCGCCCCCAGCACGTTGTCCTGCACGATGCCGGACATGATCAGCTGGGAGTGTTTCGCGATGGCCTCGTCGACGTATCCGGCAAAGCACGGATCTTCGATGATGTCGGCCAGGGAGGTGTAAGTGGCAGTCGCCATTGTTTAGCCTTTCTGTGGTTGGTTGGTGGTTCCTATGGCGTCGGATCCACGAATCCGGCTTGCGATTTCAACTGCGCCGCCAACTGCGGGTCATTCATCGAAATCTGCCGCCTCATCGTGAGATTCTTCGTCTCCTCGACCCACGGATTCGGCCCCCGGAAACCGGCGGTCCCGGCCGCGGTCTTCCCCGCCGTGGGGTCGCCCGAGCCTTTCCCGCTTTCGTCCAGAAGCGCACCTTTCCACTTCTCCTTGTGGCCCTTGAACAACTGTCCGTGCAGAAGGCTGTCGAACGGCGTCTTCGCCTCCTCGATTTCCTTCAGCCCGGCGTCGTCCAGCGCCTCCAGTTGGGCGTGCAGCAACCCGTTGATCGCCTTCCCGTCGAACGCCGCCCCGTACTTGAAGCCGGCCCTCTCGATGATGGCGTCGATCCGCGAGTTCTTCTCCACCCGCGCCGCCTTCGCGTCCGCTTCCGCGGCCCGTTTCGTCAGCTGTTCAAGCTGGGCTTGCATCACCTTCAGTTCGGCGTTCCCCTGCTGGGCGTTGCCTTTGATGGTCTCTTCGTACTGCGCGACCTTGCCGTTCAGTTCGTTGACCTTCTCCTGCGCCGCCTTCAGTTCGGCTTGGGCCTTCGTCAGCTCTTCTTCCGCCTTGCGCCGGGCGGAAGCCGCCGCCGAGTCGATGGCCGATTTCGCCGCCTTGTCCGGGTCGAACGCGTCCAAGAGTCCGCGCTCTTCGTCGGTCAGGGTCTCGCCTTTCAGTGCTTTCTGGATGAGTTCCTTGATGGTCATTTCCGTGGTCTTTCTCACCGCTCTTCCCCGGCGGCGTTAGGTTTGTTTTGTGGCACCTCGCAACTTTCGGGGGGAGGCGTTCCCCGCACACTTGGCCCCGCGTTCAAATCCCCTTCGACCGGATGAAACTCCGCCCATCCCGGCGGTCTCTCCTCCGTTGCGGCGCGTACACCAGCTCCTCCCGCATCCGCCGCACTTCCGGATCCTTCTTCCAGCACGTCCACGTCTCGTCGCAAACCGCTTTCTTCCGGCACCGACGGCACTCGTCGACGCCGTGCTTCACCCCGTACGCGCAGGCGTCCAGTTTCGAGAAGGTCTCTTGGCTGCACCCCGTGTCGGCCGACAGCGCCTCCCCCCCGTAGATGCACGTCTTGCTCTCGTCGCACGGCTTCCCCGTCACGCCGCACTTCCCGCTCCACTTCGCGCGCTTCTCTTCCTGCACCCGGCGGGCTTCCGCCTTCTTCCCCTTGCGGTTGTTCCGCGCCACCCCCTCCGGCGTGCCGAACAAATGCCCCGTGGACAAATGCCGTGACTTGAACCAACCGGCTACCGTCGTCGGATTGATTCCCCACTCTTTCGCCATCTTCAGGCCGTAGCCCGGCTCCTGCAAATGCGGCAACAGCGCCGCCACGCCGGCGGACGCCCTCGCCTTCAACGCAGTCAGCCGATTGCTTGACGACCAGACGTTCACGTCACGCCGGCTCCGACCTCATTCTTCGCCGCCGGTCGGCGGGGTGGGGGACTCTCCGCCTTCCGCTCCGCCGTCCGCGGGCCCGCCTTTGGCGCCGTCCGTCCCTCCGCCGAACGTCCAGCCGCCGCGCTCCCGCTCCGCGTTCGCGATGCGGAGAATGGCATCCCGCGCCTCCTCCAGGTCTTCCGTAGCCTGTTGCGTGATCCGTTGCCGCTCGTCTTCCGACAGGTTCGGAATCTGTTCCGCTATCGCCCGGACGATCGCCAGCTTCAGTTCGTCCGGAATCGGCACGCCCAGGTCTTTCATCTTCGTCGCGCCGTCCAGCATCGCCGCCGGGTCGCTCACCGCGAACTCCGTCGGATACACCGGGTCGTACGCCGCGAACGTGCTGTCGAACTCAAGGCTCATCGCCACCGCGCGCTTCTCCAGCCGCTGGATGTGCAACGCCCGTTCACGCAACACCGCGTTGATGTCCAAGTGGTCGTACTGCTTCGCGTCCGCGCTCTCCGCGTCCGCCGTGTCCTTCTGCTTGCTCACCCCAAGGCCCACCACCTCGTACAGAGCGCGCTTCATCCGCTCGATTTCGTTCGGGTGCGCCGTCAAGTCGCCGCTCGGCGGACTCACGAAACGCGTCACGCCCTTGCTCTCTTCGTCCTCCACGATCGGATGCGTCCGGCTGAACACCTTCTCCACGACCTGTTTCACGTCGTCCGTCGAAATCTTGTTCTCCTTCGCCGCTCGCCCCAGCCCGTCGCTGATGCTCCGCTCCACCGCGCCCGCCGGCACGACCGGGATGCTGTGCACCCCCTTCGACAGGTTCGTGTGCGCCTCGCTCTCCAAGTTCAACAGCGCGCACGCTATCCCTTCCGCGTTGTCGAACCAGTGCGGCTCGCTCGTCAGTTCGCCCATCCGCACGAACGGCACCTCCGGACACGAAAAGACGAAGTCCTCCTGCTCGATCAGCCCACGCCCCTTGTCCAGGATGTACCGCGTACCGCTTCCCCGCCGCCACAGCGTCCGGATGAACCCCTCGAATGGCTCCAGCATCGGATCGCTGTTGTCGTAGATGCGCTTCTCCGTCAACAGCCACTCTAGCCTTCCGTCGTCCCCGTAGTGCCAGTCCGGCACCTCCCACGGCGCGTACGCCGTCCAGTAAATCCCGTCGTTCTTCAGTTCCTTGTCCAGAATCGTCTGGTCGTTCCCGCTCCCGCCCGTCCGGTCCACGTTCAGCCAGCCCCACCCGCACACCGTCCAGTATTCCTGCACCAGCTGGATGACTTCGTTCACGCTCGCCCCCCCGCGGTCCGCGTTCATGATGAACTCTTGCGACCCGCCGTCCCGCTTGATCGGTTTCGACCAGATGTATTCCTCGATCTTGTCCACCACGCGCTCGGCGTAGGGCACGTAGTGCGTCCGTTCCTTCCGGCTCGGCAACCCTTCCCCCTCATTCCCTTTCCAGCTCCGGTCGTCCTCGTGCACGCCGCGGTACAACCGCTTTTCCACGTAGTCGTGCCCCCCCTTGTAGCACATCCAGTTCAGTTCAATCTGCGAGCGCCGCTTGCTGATGATTTCGTGTTCGCGGTTCAGAATGTCCATGCCTTCTCTCCTACAAAATCGCCGACCCGTGCCCGCCGTCCAGGCTCATCACCATGTACCGCAGGGCGTCTTGCGCGTGGTCGTACTTCTTTCTCGGTTGCTCCTTGTTGTTCAAGCCGCCCTGACTCGGTTCCCACACGTACTCGTACATCTCGTTGATGAGGTTCGTGCACCTGTGGCTCACGTGCAACCGCGGCTTGCCATTGGCCTGACGCGCAAGTCTCGCCTTCACCGCGTTGATTCCGGTCAGCACGTTCTTCTTCGCACGCCGCGTCTTGATGCCGCACTTGTTCAGTTCCGCACGCCCTTCCGCGTCGTGGTCCGCCACCACGTACGCCGGAGCCGGGTCGAACCGCGTCGCCTGCCGGATCGCTTTCGCCGCCTCGCTCACCAGCAGGTTCGTCTTGTACAGTTCCCGGTAAATCCACAGCCCGCCGTCCGGGTCGACCGCCCCCCACAGGCACACGAACGGATTCGTGAAGCCGAAGTCGATGCCCATCACCCGCGTCCACGACGCAAACCCCTTCGGCGTGTCGCCGAACAGGTGCACCGCCTCGTCCCACTCGTCGTACACCGCCCCCTCGTTCTCGCACCACACCCCTTCCAGCATCTGCCGGCGGTGGTTCCCCGTGAACCCGGCGTAGATTTCCAGCACGTCGTCCGCCAAGTACGGGTTGTCCAGCGGCGTCCAGTTCAGCCGGTACCACGCGTCCCGGTTCAACAGCGGCCGCAGCGTGTCCGGATCCACGTGCTCCACGCCCACCCGGTGCACCCAGTGCCGCGGGCCCCGCGGGTTGCAGTCCAAAATCAGCTTGTGCTTCGGATTCCCGGGCAACACCTGCGCCAAGCGCGTCTCCGCCATCTGCATCGACCGATACGACATCTGCGTCGCCTCGTTCATGAAGATGTGCAGGAAGTCGTCGCCCAGCACGTTCTGCATCCGCTCCTCGTCGTCCAGACCGTCCACGCGGATGATGCTCCCGTTGTCGTTCGTCCACGTCAGCGCCTCCCGCCGCTTGTGCCAGCCCAGCGCGTTGTCCAACAGCCCCGTCAGCGTGTTGTCGAACAACGTCTTCCCCGCCGCCGCTCGCACCTTCCGGACGATCAACTGCCGGCTGCCGGGGTACGTCATCGCCTCCTTGACCATCCACGAGCAAATCAGCCACGTCTTCCCGCACCGTCCGCCGCCGTCGAACAGGTAGTGCGTTTTGTCCGCCCGCTCCAACTGCCAGTACGCGAACGCCTGCTTGGGACTCAGCACGCCGGGGCCGGCCGGCTTCTTCGACGGCGGCGCCATCTCAGCCGCCCAGCTCCTCGAAGTCCGCGTCGATGGCTTCTTCCCGCCGCGCCGGCAACGCGCGCACCGGACCGGGCGGCAACGCGTCCAAGTCCTTCGGCGGCGTCCCCACGTTCAGCACGAACACCTGCTTCCCCGCGTTCGCGATGCTCCCCTGCTGGGTGATGACACCCTGCCCGCAGTACTCCTCCCCGAGCCGCTTCAGCATCACCGCGTCGCCTTTCCCGACCGCGCTCTCGATCTGCGCCGCCAGAATCCGCGCCTTCAGCGTCGCGCGCCCCAACGCCAGTTCTTCCGACATGAAGCGCTGGATCCGTTCCAGCGGCTCGTGCATCAACGTCGCGATGGTCGCGTCGTCGAGCCCCTTGCTCGCCCACACCATCGCCTTCTGCCGCAACCGCGGCAACCGCTCGTAGAACGTCCCGCCGCCGCCGCTCTCCGCGCCGGCCCCTTCGCCTTCCGTCCCGCCTATGTTCCGTTTCTTTGCCACAAAAAAGGCCGTCAAAAAACATCGACACG